TAAAGAAAGTTTTCCAATTAGCTGGAAGTACTTGCAAAATGAAAAAAATGAAAGTATAATGTAACAATGCCATCAGTATATACAAATGATTTACAAAAACTATTCTTAGAATTTCTAGTTACAGATTCAGAACTGTATGCTAGGGTAAGAAATATTATTGACGGAAGATATTTCAATAAACAATACTTTGATGTAGTAGCAATGATTATTGAGTATTGTGAAAAATACAAAAAATTACCAACGTTGGAGCAAGTTAAAGCAAAGACTGATTTTGACTTATCATTAATACCAAATATTGATGATACACAAAAGCAATGGTTCTTAGATGAGTTTGAAGTATTTTGCAGACACAAGGCATTAGAAAAAGCAATTATTGATTCAACAGACTTATTAGAAAAAGGTGAGTATGGACCTGTTGAAGAAATGATTAAAGCGGCAGTACGTATTGGTTTAACAAAAGATCTAGGTACTGATTATTTTGATGATCCAAAGAAAAGACTACTAGCTCTTAAAGATAATAATGGTACAATGAGTACAGGCTGGGCAGGTTTAGATAGAAAACTATATGGTGGATTTAATAAAGGCGAGCTTAATATATTTGCAGGAACATCAGGTTCTGGTAAGAGTTTATTCTTACAGAATTTAGCATTAAATTGGGTACAAAAAGGATTTAATGTTTTATACTTTACATTTGAATTAAGTGAAGAATTATCATCAATGAGAATAGATGCAATGACAACAGGTATACCAACAAACGAAATATTTAAAAAGATTGATGATGTAGATTTAGCAGTTAGACTACAATCAAAAACTGCTGGAAAGTTTCAAGTCAAATACATGGGATCGGGTGGAACTACAAACGATTTAAGAACGTATGTAAAAGAATATACAATTAATAAAGGTGTAGCACCAGATGTTATATTAGTAGACTATTTAGATTTAATGATGCCTAACAATAAAAAAATATCACCGTCTGAAATGTTTATTAAAGACAAATATATATCAGAAGAACTAAGAAATTTTGCAGTAGAACAACATTGTGTACTAGTAACAGCATCGCAGTTAAACAGAGGTGCAGTAGAAGAAGTAGAATATGATATGAGTCATATTGCAGGTGGTATTAGTAAGATTAATACAGCAGATAATGTTATAGGTATCTTTACAAGTAGAGCGATGCGTGAACGTGGTAGATATCAGATACAGCTAATTAAAACAAGATCATCTGGTGGAGTTGGTGCAAAGGTTGATTTAGCATTTGATATTGACAAATTAAGAATTACAGACTTAAATGAAGATGATGATAACATACTACCAACGTCATCAGATGTATTGACAGCATCAATACGTAAAAGAACATCAACAGTTTCTGAAAAATCAGAAGGTAGTGTAGTAGCAGAAAAGACTGAAAATGCCAAAAGTTTACGAGATTTGTTGAAAAGTCAACGTCAAAACTTTAATGATTTGGAATAATCGTATAAATGTATGTAAATGGACACAAAATCTTTAATAAATATTTGAAGAGGATACTATGAAAAAACATACACGTTCAATATTACAAGAAATTAGCAGAGTTGTTCCACAGACAGATGTGAATAATGTTATGGAATCACGAGCTAATCATGTTATAGCATCAGCTATTAACCTTACTAGAATGATATATGAAACTTATGATGAAACAGTAGCAGATGATTTGATCAAAAGATTTGTTAACAGCATTAAAACACAAGACCCTAAAAAATTTGAACGAGGTATTAAAAAGTTAAACGAATCAGATGAAAGTAAATGATCTCAATAATCTCAACGAAAACACAAATCTTCATCTTACGCACCTTGAAGATTTAGCCTTATTTCAAGGCAAAGCAGGAGCCTTAAAAGCTCTTGAGTTTTTAAGAAATCTTTCACAAGTAGCAAAGTCATCTAGTCCTAAAAAATTTAATCTTACTATTAAATGGGATGGGTCACCAGCATTATTTTGTGGAACAGATCCCAGCGATGGAAAGTTTTTTGTAGGTACCAAAGGTGTGTTTAACAAAGATCCTAAACTTAATAAGTCCAGAGAAGATATTGAAAACAATCATCCGGATACTATCAAGAATGGTGAAGAAGTAAGTAAAGCAGGTTTACGTAATAAATTGTTAATAGCATTTACACACTTGTCTAAGTTAGGCATTAAAAATGTATTACAAGGCGATTTAATGTTTGTACAAGGTGATTTAAAACCAGTGAATTACAAAGGACAACCTTATGTATCATTTAAACCAAACACCATAACGTATGCAGTTCCAAAACATAATGAATTAGCAGAAAAAATGCAAAGAGCAAAAATTGGAATAGTATTTCATACATCTTACAGTGGTAGTACGTTAGAATCAATGACAGCAAGTTTTGATGTAGATATAGCCGGATTAAGCAAAACAGATGATGTATGGTATGATGATGCTTACATCAAAGACTATACTGGTATTGTAAATTTAACATCAGGTGAGTACCAAGCTGTTACAAATGCTATTTCTGATGCAGAAAAATATATTAATTCAGCAGGAAATATATTTGATTGGTTAGAAGCAAAAGAAGTAGGAAAAGATTTTAAACAATTAGTTCATGCTAATCACAATAATATGATTAGAGCTGGTAGTATTACACAAGACCCAAAACAATTTTTTGTTAACTTTGCAACAGACTACGAACAACGAGTTGAAAAAGCTATTGCTAAATTAAAAACAGGAAGAGAAGGAACAGCAGGTCAACGTAGACTAACAGATTTAGAACAATGGAAATTATATTGGCAAAGTAATAAACCACAAATTGAGTCATGGTATAGTGCTTGGTTAAAACTCACAGCAATCAAAAATACGTTGTATCAGAAGTTAAAAAATATTAAACAAATAGATGCATTTGATCAAGAAGGTGAAGAGTACGTGGTTAGAGATCAAGAAGGTTTTGTAGCAGTTGATAGAATTGGTAGTGCTATTAAAGTTGTTGACAGATTAGACTTTAGTAGAAAGAATTTTGCAAAAGAAGAATATGAATTAAGTTTAGTTAATAATTTGACAGAAAGCAGAGCATTTAGATCAAGACAAGACATTGGACAGTTTTCAGCACCACAAGTAAGTGAATTAGTTTACAGCTATTGTGTAGCTTTATTAATGTTAAGTGAAGAATACAAATACAAAAATATAGCTCAGGTGTATGCTAGAAGAACTTTAAGCTATAATAATTTTGATTATTTTAGAACTAACGGAACTGATTTATATTTGTTAGTACATAGTTTAATTGGTAGTGGTAGTATTATTCAATTTGATAAAGAAAAATCAAGTAAAGCATTTACTGATAGATTGCGATCAAATGATATTATAATTAAAGAGTTTTTATATTATATTGCTGGCGGAATGGTTAAACCAGATTTGTCTGTAAGAATTTTATTAAAACTTGAAAGACAACTTAAAGTAACTTCTAATGAACTTAAGAAATTAAGACGTTGGGCAGTTGACTTTCCTTATATGAAAACCAAAGATAAAAATAATGCAGTACACTCTACTATGCATTTTATTCAAGCATACGCACCAAGAAGCGAATTGTATCAAGTATTACGAGATATGGGAAAAGAACGAGCATTAAAAGACAAAGTTAGACCTCAACAAAAAATTAGAAAAAGTGTGTCTAAAGGTGCTGTAGTCAAATAATGTATACTCTAAATCCTACGAAAAATTCATATGTTAAAATAGCAGACACAATTGAAATATATTGTATTACTACTGATATTGAATTAGCATACAATAATGAAGAAACTGAAAGTGATCAGGAAAAAGATTTTGATCATATACGACAATTAATATCAATATACGAAAAAATATTGTTTTTTACTAAACCAGAAAAAACGTCCAATGGATATACTTTTAAATTTGGAGTAGAACAAAAGGACTTGTTTGCCATTAATACTGACCCTGTAGGTGTACTTAAAGAACGTCTAAACGAGGTAGTTTTGTTTGATAACACTATTATAACAAAAGGGTTAAATACAAATACTAGGATTACAAAGGAGCAGTAGAATGGAGCAAAAACCAGAGGCAAAATTAAAAATGGCAACACCAACAAACGATATTGAATCAGATAGCTTACAAGTACACGTGGCTTTATCACGTGAACGTCATGAAGAAATTGGTAATAGATTTGATCGTGTAGATGCACGAATGGAAAAAATGGAAGCACAATTAGAAAAAGGATTTGATAAAATACAAAAAATAATCCTTTGGACAGCAGGAACCATGTTTTTTACTATGTTAACAATGTATGTTTCATCAATGTTTGGACCAATGATTTTGCAAAGTTTCGGATAATATTATGACAGTAAAAACAAACGGACCTTTATTAGAAACTTCAGGATATTACCCTTGGACTAAAATGATTTTAGTTAACGGATTAAAATGTCTTTCATTACCAGCTATTGGTGGTGCAACTGCAACGTCAGATGCATACTTAAAAAAAGTTGCAAAAACAGTTGAGCTAATGTTTGGTTCAGGTGGATCAATTGACAGTACAATTCAAACAGAAACAATGAATGCAATGGTTACTAATAGCACAGCTCAATTTGTAGGATATTCGTCACCAGGAGCATACGACCCCAGTATAGTGGCAGATGATGCCAACGACAATTATCCTGGAATAGATTATACAAGATATACAAACAACAATGTAGATTTTATCTGGGAAGTATCAAGTGGTGTAATAATGGAAGTAGTTGAACATTTACTACATACCATTACAGTTTATGGTTTGCAAGGGGCATCTAGTATTTCATCTAAAATGAATCAAGGTAATCAAACAAGTGATTTATATAATGCTATGCAACAAGCAAGAACTACAAACGGATCAGATGGTAATCCAATATTTGATATATCAGGTTATTCAGGATCATTTAGTGATCCAGACTTTAGAGCATTACTAATGAGAGAATATTATTATTTGTTAGTAGCATCTGAATGGAATTACATAAACGAATTTGTTGATGGTGATTCTCTTGCATCAGAATGGAATGATAGTGCTAAAACATCAGCAGGAGTACAAACTTATAATGCATTAGGTCATCAATTATATTTAGATACCGCGGCAAAAGTTTTAACAGCACCAAACACATCAACAATGTCAACTATATTTGCATCAGGCGATAATTCAAACTATCAAGCAGACTACGGACAAATATCTGCATCAGGCGGAGTAACGATAGGTGCAGGAATTACTTTAGGATAATATATGTTAATCAATGAAATATTCGAAGGAACACCTCAAATATTTGGCAAGTACAAAAACCAAGTTAAAAAGAGATTCCGTTGTGCGGCAGGCCCACGTAAAGGAAGAATAGTAGCTAATCCTCAAACGTGTACAGCACCTATTAACATTAAGAAACGTCAAACAATGAAAACAACAAGAGCAGGAAAATCAACTATTCAAGGTAAAAGAGCATCATTTACAAAAAAATATAATCCTATATCAAAAATTGTTAAAGGCTTAAACAAACAAGTTAAGTCAAGAAGAAGAACCGCACCTATAAAGTTAGGAAAAAGATAATGCTTATTAGTGATATTTTTCCAGTACAAGAAGCTAAAATTGTTTATGGCAAAAGTGGAAGAAATGTAGTACGAAAATATCGTTGTACTTTTGGTAGAAAAAAAGGCAGAATAGTATCCAACCCATCAGTATGTTCAGCACCATTGGATATTAAAAAACGTTTTCAAATGAAAAAATTAAGAAGTAGAATGGGTGCAAGATTAACACGAAAAATTAAATTCACAAAGAGATTCAATCCAGCGTCTAGACGAGTAGCCGCTATGAATAAATCATTAAGAAGAAGATAAAAAAGACTTGCTCTTTTTGTTGAAATGTAATATTATAAAGCTATACTAAAACTTTACGATGGCAAATGCAAATATGACACGAGAAGATGATAGAAAACAACTTGCAAAAAGAAGCAAGAATAGAAGTTATCAAGACTTTCCTACAATCACGGACTGTATTGAGCATTTTAGATTAATCAGAATATTACACAAACACACTATAATACCTTCTGATTACTTAGATCATATTGAAAATCAATTGCGGAGATTTAAAAAAACTAAAGGTAAAGCTCAAGATCAAGTAGCTGAAATTAGAACTATTATTAGAAATGTCCATGATAAAGAATTTCAAACAGCAAGGCACACACGTAAAACTAAAGAAGGTGTGCAAATAGGTAAGTTTTTCATTAAAATACAACACGGTCCTAAAAAAACATTTGATATACTTGATTATGTATCTCGAGATAATTATGTTACTGGTTTAAGATTATATGAAACAGCATACATGATAACACATAGACTATCAACTGGTATGAATATGGATCATGCACAAATACAAGATATACTCAATGAGCATACAGTATACACAGATCTAATTACAGAAATATACAATAAAAAACAAGAAATGAGACAATTATCAGACGATCAAACAGCCCAGAATAAGGCTAAAATAGCATTTGAAGAGGTTAAAACCCGTTGTACTGATCTAAGAAATATTATCAATGACAAATACAAAGATGAAATTAATCAACTAAAAGACTAAATAAAAGTGTTATGAAATTAAACGATCTACAATCCAAGTATGAAAGTCGTATTGAACGTGTTAGCCGTTGGTTAGACGAAACGTATGGCTTCAAAGTATACGATAATGTATCACTAGCAGAACTTTATAAAGCCAAAGTAGATTTAGATACTCAACGTGAAGCACTAAAAAGATCTTTGCCTTTTAATACGTATCATGAAAATCCACAATATGCAAAAAATTTATTGCTTTCAGAAGCAGTAGTTTTAATGATTGGTCATATTGACGATAAAGATATTCCATCTGCTAACAGCAACGATGCAGGACAAGACAGTCCAGTAGGTAGTACAGAAACTACTGAAGCGGCAAAACCTGATTTTTTAGATCTTGACAAAGATGGTAACAAAACTGAGCCAATGAAAAAAGCAGTTAGTGATAAAGAAAAAACTAACGAAGAATTAACAGCGGCACAAAAAAAATTACCAGCCGGATTACAAAAAGCGATTGCTAAAAAACAAGGTGACAAAGAAGAAGTTACTGAAGATACAGCAGAGCTAGAACAAGCACAAACAGTTTTAGCATCTCAACAAATGCCAGAAGAAGTACAAAGCATGATTGAAAAAGTTAGCAAAATGCAAAACGAAGACTTGGCGGCGATTGTTGATCAAATGGCAACAGAATTTGGAATGGACCAAGCAGTTGCATTTAGAGATTCAGTTTCAGCATCACTAGATAACTTATTACAAGTTGCTAAAGAAACAAAAGATGCTGTAAACAATGAAGTATTAAAACTTCAAGGCGAAGCACCAGCTTCATCAAATATGAGTGACGATACACCTGACTTAGAAGATGAATTGGGTGGTGACTTAGAAGATGAAATCAAATCTGATAGCGATGCTTCAACTGATGGTGATGATTCAGCTTCAGGACCAGCTGACGAGCCATTAGGTAGAGCCAGAAAAGAGTAAATCATGAAATTGTCGGAAGTATTAAATCAGCAAGAGATCGCTGAAAGTTACCTTACACAGATCAAATCAGAAGTAATGAATTTGCTAATAACTTTGGTAGCTAATGGACAATCAGAAATTGAAACAGATAAATTGGTTAAACAATTAAATGGTAAACAAGAAGGATTTAATGTTACAGCTAATTCTATAAGAGATTTACTAAAAAACCTAAAAATTGTTAAAAGTGTTAATGGACAAAAGGTTGTCCTAAATACAAGTAATAGTTTGACACAACACTCTAAAGATGCTACAATGGATAATGAAAAGAAAGTTAATAAACTTGCTAAAAAAACCATTGATAGAGATCTTTAATTTTGACATTACTAGTAGATAAATTTCAATATAAAAAATTAAAAAGAACAACAATAGATGGCAAACGTCATTATGTTGGAGAGGATGGTAATCCTGTTCCTAGTGTTACCACTATACTTTCGCACTCAAAAGACATGACAGGATTGAACGCCTGGAAAAAACGAGTAGGTAAAGCAGAAGCACAACGTATAGTTACAGAGTCAGCAAACCTAGGTACAGTTACACACAAACATCTAGAATCATATGTTGAAGGCATAGAACGTCCAACTGGAACCAATCAAGTTTATCAACAAGCAAAGCAATTAAGTGACATCATTATTGATAATGGTATGTCTAAAATTGATGAAGTTTGGGGGATTGAGCAGGGGTTGTGTTTTCCTAACTTATATGCCGGAACGGCTGATATGGTTTGTGTTTATGATGGTATACCTGTTATAGGTGACTTTAAAACAAGTCGTAAAGTTAAAAAGAAAGAATGGATTGAAGATTATTTTGTTCAATGTGCCGCTTATGCCCTAGCACACAA